CAGACGTCGGCGGGTGCGTGGTCATCACGTACGAGTCATGGCGTGCAGTGGGCGGCTGGGACGAGCGATTCACCAATTGGGGCTTCGAGGACACCGCCTTCTGGGCCGCCATGGACACCATGTTCGGGATGGTCCGCCACGACGGCGCTCTGTTTGATCTGTGGCACATCGACAAGCGCGGCATCGGCTCGCCGCAATGGCAGGCGGGCATGGCCCTTTGCGACCGTTACACCGATGCGCGAGGTGACCAGCAGGCCATGCGGGCACTGATCGAGGAGCGGCTATGCGCGTCGGCGTGACCGGTGGAGCGGGGTTCATCGGCGGCCACGTCATCGACGTGCTCTACGAGCGCGGACACGAGGCGGTCGTCTTCGATCACCGCGGCCGGCCCGGCCCACGTGTCGCTGACGGGTTCGTGCCTGAGCGGATGCTCGGCGATACCCGCGACGAAGTCTCGGTGACCGAACTCGCCGCCCACGTCGACGGGATCATCCACCTCGCCTCCGTCCTCGGCACCCAAGAGACCGTGTTCAACCCTCGGCCCGCCGTGATGACGAACGTCATCTCCGGCATGAACGTCTTCGAGGCCGGCGTCCAGTACGACCTGCCGGTGGTCAACATCGCGGTCGGGAACGCCGGCTTCTCCAACCCCTACTCGGCCAGTAAGACGTGCGTCGAAACGCTCGGGCACATGTACGTCCGCGACCGCGGGCTGCGGCTCAATCAGGTCCGCCTGGTGAATGCGTACGGTCCGCGCCAGTCGGTCGCCGCACCGTACGGCACATCGAAGGTGCGCAAGATCACGCCCGCGTTTGTGTGCCGCGCCCTGACCGGCGCCCCGGTCGAGGTCTACGGCGACGGCAAGCAGGTCTCGGACATGGTGTGGGTTCGCGACGGCGCGCTCGCCCTGGTGCTCGCGCTCGAGTCCGCGGCTGCCGGCACGGTGGTACCGCGGGTGATGGAATGCGGCCCGCTCGACCACACTGCAGTCGTCGAGGTTGCCGAGCTCGTGATCGCAGAGGCGGAGAAGCTGACCGGCCGGCGGTCGGAGATCGTGCACCTGCCGATGCGGCCGGGTGAAACACCCGGCGCGTATGTCACGTGCGACCCGGAAACACTGGGCCCGATCGGCATGGACCCGGCCGACCTGAAGCCACTCGCCGAGGGCATCGCCGAGACGGTGCTGTGGTACGCGCGGAACTGGCTGCCACGGTGGCGCGCCGAGACGCCACAACCCTGGTGCGTCGAGCAGCGCCGCGGCGACTGCGGCTGGTGCAGCCCGGCATGCAGGGACTTGGCGTGAGCATCGCGATCGTCACCGGCGCCGGCGGGCTGATCGGCGCCGAGACCGTACGCCACTTCGCGGGCCTCGGCCTTGATGTGGTCGGTGTCGACAACGACATGCGCGGCCAGCTGTTCGGCCCGGACGGGTCGGTCGCTGGCAGCGTCGCCGTGCTGCGGGGCCTCGACCGGTACGTGCACTATGACGCGGACGTCCGCGACCACGGGCGCCTATCGTCGATCCTCGCCATGACCGGCCGTGACACGTCGCTTGTGGTGCACTGCGCGGCCCAGCCGGCGCACGACTCGCCGGACCCGCTGGTCGACTGGGACGTGAACGCCACCGGCACCGTCAACGTCCTCGACGCCGTCCGCCGACACGCACCCGACGCCGTGGTGGTCGTGCTGTCGACGATCAAGGTCTACGGCCAGCAGCCCAACGAGCTCCACCTGCTCGATAACCGCACCCGCTACGAGGTGGTCACCCGGACGGCCTACTACGACGGCATCGACGAGACCATGTCGGTCGACGGGTCGGCCCGGTCTGTGTTCGGCGCGTCCAAACTGGCGGCCGATCTGATGGCGCAGGAGTACGGGCAGACCCTCGGTCTGCGCACGGTCGTGCTCCGGCCCGGCTGCCTTACCGGCTCCGCCCACGCCGCCGTCGAGGCGCACGGGTTCCTCGGGCACCTCGTCCGCTGTGTAGCCACCGGCCGGCCGTACCGGATACAGGGCAACGGCAAACAGGTCCGCGACCAGGTCCACGCCGCCGACGTCGTGTCCGCGATCGAGCAGATTTGGCGGGATCCGCCGGAGGCGGGCGAGGTGTTCAACCTGGGCGGCGGACGCGGTACCGAACTGTCAGTGCTCGAGGCCGTCGCCCTTGCCGAGGAAGTGACCGGCCTAGCCGCGAAGGTTGAGCACGTTGAACCACGCCACGGCGATCACCGCTGGTGGGTCACCGACACCACCAAGCTGCAGCGCCGGTACCCGGCTTGGTCGCCGACCCGGACAGTACGGCAGCTGGTCGAGGAGATCGCGGACCGGTGGCTCCCATGAGCCCGACCTGGACGATCCTCGTCCCTACGCTTGGCCAGCGCCGCGAACTGTTGCAGCGGATGCTTGCCGGGCTCATGCCGCAGGTCGAGCAGGCGGCCGGCGCGGTCCGGGTGCTGGCCTACTGGAACAACGGTGAGAACAGCCTCGCCGACACCAAGCAGGCACTGCTCGACGCCACCGAAACGGATTACCTGTCCTTCGTGGATGACGACGACACCGTGTCCGATGACTACGTCTCCGCGATCCTCGATGCGCTGCGACGCGGCCCGGACTATGTGGGTCTGAAGTTGCAGGTGTACGAGAACGGCCGGCCGTTCGTCTTGTCCCATCACAGCCTCAGCCACGGCGGGTGGATCAACGAGGGCGCGCCTTATTACCGGCGTGACATCACCTGCGCAAACCCGATGCGTACCGACATCGCCCAGACGGCGAGGTTCGACGTCGTTTCCCGCGGCCAGGCCGAAGACGTCCCATGGGTCACCCAGTTGCGCGACGGCGGCCTCCTCCGCACCGAGGTGTTCATCGACCGTGTGCTCTACCACTACTGGTGGGTTCCGTCCCAGTCGGCGTGGATGGCGCCGAAGAGCCAGATCCGTCGACTCGACTCCAACGGTCAGCCGTGGCAGCCACTGGCCGTCGACTCACCCCACTTCGCTTGGCACCCGGCCAGCACCTTGACGGAGGAGTAGCTGTGGCAGACCTGCTCGTCATCGTGCCGGCCCGTACCCGGACCTGGAACATCGAGCGGATGCTGCAGGCGTGGACGGACACCGCCGCGTGGGGCGTCGCCGACCTACGGGTGGATGTCGACGCCGACGATCCGGCGCTGCCCGGCTATCAGGCGATCGTCATGCCGCCCGGCGCCCGGCTGGTGGTGCACGACTCGTGGATGCCGTGCATGCACAAACTCGAGGTCGCCGCGGCGCAGGAGGTCGGTAACTACTTCGCCCTCGGGTTCATGGGCGACGATCACGTGCCGCGCACTGTCGGCTGGGCGCAACGTTGGGTCGAGGTGCTGCACGATATGCGGACCGGCATCGTCTATGGCGACGACGCTCTGCGCGGGGAGGAACTGCCCACGCAGTGGGCGACGACGTCAGACATCGTGCGGGCGCTCGGCCGGCTGTGCCCCTCGCCGGTGGAGCACCTGTGGTCCGACACCGCGGTCTACGACCTGGGCAAGGCCGCAGACTGCATGCGCTACCTGCCCGACACGGTGATCGAGCACGCCCACTACATCAACGGCAAGGCGCCCCGGGATGCCCAGTACGAGCGGGTCAATGGGCGCGACCAGTGGGACCGGGACGAGGCCGCCTACCGGGCGTGGCAGCGCGACCAGCTGCCCGCCGACGCTGCGGTCGTGAGGGCACTAAGGGAGGCCCACGGTGACTGACCTCGCCACCATCACCGACGTGACCGACCGGTCCCCGCGGACCCTGACGGCTGGCGAGATCACGCGTGCCACGGTGCTGCTCGGCGACGCCTCCGCCGCGGTGCGCGGATACACCAAACAGACGTTCACCGCGGTTGAGGACGACGCGGTGATCCTGCGGCCCGTCGGTGCGTTCCTTGAGTTGCCACAGACTCCGGTCACCGCAGTCACCGAGGTCCGTGGGATCAGCGACGCCGGCGCGGTGCTGGATCCGCTGTCCGGGTGGACGTGGGACGGACTCGACCGCGTCGACATCGCATCGGTCGGCTTCCGGTACTTCGCCGACCCGTGGTGGCCGTGGCCAAACGGACCTGAGTCGTTCCGGGTGCTCTACGACCACGGCGATGATGTGGTGCCCGACGATGTGATCCGCGTCGTGTGCGGCATGGTGCTGCGGGTGATCTTCGCCCCGTCCGCGGTCGAGGGGATGTCATCGGAGCGGACGGGACAGTACTCCTACCAGATGTCCCAGCAGACCAACGGCGGCAGCCCGGGCATCACCGTGCGACTGTCCGAAACGGACAAGGCCGACCTGTCCCACTACCGCCCGATCGCCGGGTCCATTCAGGTACGTCTCTGATGGGCAGCATCCCCGCCTCGATGCTCATCCACACCGTGGCCCGGATCCGGCCGACTACGAGCACGGACGCCCACAACAACACGACGTACAACTACACCGTGCCGCCGGCGACGAGCACGAACCTGACAGGCCGGATGGAGCAGAACAAGGCGTCGGAGCCGCTCGCCGATGGGCGGCAGTCGTCAGAGCGAAACTGGACGCTGTTCACGAACGAGTCCGACGTCGCGGTCAGTGACCGGATCGTGTTCGGCTCGCTCACCTTCGAGGTGGAAGGCCCGCCGGCACCGATGTATGACGGCGTCGGCTTCCACCACCTCGAGGTCGCACTGCGCATCTTCGACGGCTGAGCATGGCCACCCTGATCCGCTACACGCCGAACTTCCGCGGCATCAAGAGACTCCGCAGCTCCCGCGACGTTGACCGGGAGCTGGAGCGCCGCGCCCACGAGGTGGCCAACGCGGCGCAGTCCACCTACGACGGCGACCCGCCGGAGAGCGGCCGGGTCGAGGTCGAGGTTGTGCAGTCGGCCAGCGACACCTCCGAGCCGCGTGCCCGCGTCGCGGTTATCGCCCGCCACCCAGCCGCGCTCGCCATCGAGGCGGAACGCCGCGTTCTCGGTGGATCACTCGACGCTGCGAGGTGAGATGTGGCTCTACCTGCTGCCGTGGCGTTGACGATCGCCTACCTCGATACGTTGCACACGATCCCCGTCGTGTCGAAGGTCCCCAACCCTCGCCCTGCCGCGCTCATCCAGGTCCGCCGCGTCGGCGGGACCGGCCTGCAGCCGGTGCGGGACAACCCACGGCTGGACATCTTCTCCTGGTCCGCCACCAGCGCTGAAGCCGAGACGCTCGGCGGCACAGTGAGGGCCCAGATGTTCGCTCTCGCCCGCACGACGCTGCTCGGCGGGATCCAGTGCTACCGGGTCGAAGAGGCATTGTTCCGCCAACTCGACGACGACGAGACAGGTACCTACCGCACGTGGGGCACGTACGCCCTCACCCTTCGGGCTGACGACGTTCTGCCCGCATAGACCTCCGGCACCGCGCGGCCGGCAGTTCCCCACCATCACTACCGCCGCACGGAGGCATCCATGACACTCAACTCGTCGCAGGTCGACGTCGCGATCACGGGCGAGGTGTCCGTGGCGCCCGTCGGCACAGCCGCACCCACCACCTCGACCAGTGCGCTGAACGCCGCATTCATCGGGCTCGGCTACATCAACGAGGACGGCGTGGTCATCACGCCCAACGACACGACCGAGAACATCATCGCGTGGCAGAATGCCGCGGTCGTCCGCACCGTCTACACCGAGAGCTTCTGGACCTTCCAGTTCCGGATGATCGAGAACAAGGGCGAGACGGCCGAGCTCTACTTCAAGGGCGACGTCGAGGTGGTCTCGGCCGGCCAGTGGAAGATGACGGTCGGCGCCGCTGGCCCCGACCCGCGGGCGTTCGTGCTCGACGTCGTCGACGGCACGAAGCACTACCGCTACTACCTAGCCAACGCCGAGGTCACCGAGCGCGGCGAGATCACGAACAGCAACGGCGAGGCGATCGGATACGACGTGACGATCACTGCCTACGCCGACTCCAACGGCGTCGCGTTCACCGTGTTCACGGACAACGCGGCGTGGGGCTACAGCTGATCGATATGACCCCCGCCAGCCCACGCCGCGCGGACGTGGGCTGGCGGGCCTAACTGCTCTCCGCGCATCGAGAGGAATCCGCGCATGTCTGAACCATTCGACCTCGATGCCGTCGTCGCCGACGGCGAAGGCGAGCCGTTCCGCTTCACCTGGGGCGGCAAGGAGTTCTCCCTGCCGCCGTTGATCGGCCTGCCGATCGACCGCCAGATCACCATCGTCGAGGTCATCGAGAAGCTCGACGGTAAGGCCGAAGACGTCACCGCGATCCTGAACGCGCTGACTCTCGTCGTCGGCCAGGAGATGCTCGGCGAACTCAGCGCCGCCCGGCCACTGTCGACCGTTGGCGTGGTGCGCCTGCTCGGCGCCTGGATGGCACACCAGCGGCCGGGAAAATCGCGGGCGTCGTCGGCCTCCTCCGTCGGCACGGCGAAGCCATCGAAGCCGACCTCGCGCTCCACGCGGGCCCGCAGGACCAGCTAGCCCAGCTTCTCCTTAGCGCAGCGTGGCGAAGGCTTGGCGTGCTGATCGGCGCGCTCGCGAAGACGCCCGGCACGCTGCTGCACCGCAAGCTGGCCGGCGACGACTGGACGCTTGACCAGCACCTGCTCGCCCTCGCGGTAGACGCGATGCGGATCGCGAACTGGCAGCGGTCGAAGGACGGCAGCAAGGCCAGCAAGCGGCCCAAGCCGATCTCTCCGCTGGCACAGCAGAAAAAGCCGATGCAGCGCGGCGACACCGGCGGCCAGAGCCGCGCGGCGGTCGTCGCGATCCTGCGCGGGTACCGAACCGGAGCCTATGAAGCTGGGGGGTGACCCGTGGCCGAAGAGGTGGGGCA